CCTTCAGTTGTTTCTGTCCAAGCCATAATTTACTCCTTCCTTAAGAAAACTTAAGAATTGCGTGAGTTTCAGGTAACTGAATTTCCAAGCCAGCTTCAGTGATTACTTGGTCTTGTCGACCATCTACACCGTTGTCTTGAACATTAGTTTCTATATAGGTATCTCGACTAATACCATTACCCACAAGTGGTCTATAATTTACATTTTTTAGGTCAACTGCAACACAGTAATCTTCCCAAGGTCCTCTTAATAAAGGTTCAGCAACAAAATGTAAATTACCAAATATAGTATTTACCATTGTTACTGAATGTCCAAATGCTCCAGGAATAGTTGAAACATCTAGTTTATATTGAGATGAACCTACAGAGTTGTTCATAAAAGAACCATTACCTAATTTATTTAAGTAAGTGATTACTTTTCTTGAAGCTAACACAAGTTTATTACCTGAGTTTCCACTTTCAGGTGCAAAGAAATCTTCCATTGCATCTAAGAAAGCATCATATCCAGATGAAGCATAACTCATATTGTATACTTTGCCATAAGCTTCTGTATAAGGTAAAATACCCCAAGAAGTTCTAACAGGAGCGCCAGACTGACCTGTGCTACCATCATCACCACCAGCTCTTGCTTCATTAGTACCTCTACCATACAACATAGCTTGTTCTATATCCATCTTATGTTCCATAAGTTTATCTGTCCAGATTCTTTGGAACTCATTTTTAATACCTCTATACTCAGTAGCAAGAGATGTACCAGAGAAAATGTTCATACCAGTTTTAAAAATCTGAGTATAACCTTCTCTATCATACAGTTTATCTTCCCAACCAAGTGGTGAGTCAGAACCTTCAGCCCAAGCTGAACCAACAACTTGACCTTTATTACCAGCGGTAAATACTGTACCATTAGGCACAACCTTACCAATAACATGTAACATTTCTCCAGCGATACTAGATTTATTATCAGTAGTTTCGTGAGCTATGTTAGCAGATGCTGCATCTGTAGAAGCGCTAGTTGTTACTAATGCTGATTCATTAATTTTAAAGTTATATACTTCTCCATCATCAGCTTTTAATGCTAGTATTTGTCCAGGTAATAAAAACGTACAAGGAGCTGCTGCTACAATTTTACCGTAGCTATCATACTTACATGTTACATGAAAGTCTTGCCCTGCATTTAATACCTCGTTTGCTGCATATTCTTCACCTGCTGTGAATGTTGTATGCATTTCAAAATTACGTCTTTGCCATTGATGTCTCTGTTCTAAAAATTTAAAAACAGGGTCATTTGTGGCTTTTTTTGCGATTTTGTTTAGATAAACAAAGAATGGACTTTGTTGTGGAGCAAGTTCTGCAACTCTATCTCCAAAATTAAAGACTCTTCGTGTATTATCTAAACTAACGCCATTTCCACCTTCACCGAAAGTAGAACTGTATACCGTTGCGTTTGCCATTTAATACCTCATTTGTTTCCTCTCTCAGCTGTCGCGTAGACCTTCGAGTAGGATATTGTTAATTTACCAAGGGTTATTTTTTTTATAACCACTAATCATCGAATCCATAATATTATTCTCTGCAGAGGCTGTAGATTCGTTTTGTTGTGCAGGTAAAACACCCATCGGTGATGGAACTTGCTGCGCTCTAGCTTGTTGATTAAACGTATCGCTAGGGCCAGTCGGTTGTGTTTGTACTGTCTGCCCAGAACCTTTCTGCATTCTATACAGTTGAACAAGATTATCTATAGTTAAACTATCTGGTCTCGACATTGTTTGAACAAATTCAGTAGCTTCTTGGTTAGATAAACCAAACTCACCTTGAACTCTTTGGTGAACTTCATTCATCTGACTTTGTTGTTGCTGATAGGCTTGCTGTTTTTTAATTTCATCTTGCCTAACTGTCTCTTGCTTTTGAAGTTGTTCATGTACTAATGCAGTTTGGTATTCATTTTTTAATGAATTATACTGTATTGTATCGTCTCTCCAGTTGTCTAACTTATTTAAGTATTGAGCACTAGCACTGTTGGGGTCTTCCATAGCTTCCGCTCTGTTAAATCCCATAGGTGTTTCTGGCTTTTCTGGAGCAGGAGGAAATTCTTCAACAGCCTTTTGTTCCGCAGGAGCAGGTTGTGCTTGCTGTGGTTGTGGTTGTTGAGTCAATTGTGCTTTTAAATCTGCAATCTCATTCTTAGCTTTATCAGCTTCAGATTGCCAATATTGAAATCTTCTATCATCATTTTCATTCTGAGTCTTTTCAATATCTAGATTAACACCATCTCCAGCAGGAGTATCCTGTGTTTCAGGAATCCCGACTAATTCGCTTGTTGCCTTTGGTTGCTCTTCACTAGTGAAAAACGCCTCTTCTACCGATAATTGTTCAGAGCCCTGTGCAGGGGTATCTGATGTTTGGTTAGTCTCTAATGCGTCCATTTTCATTTCCTATTTTTAGCTGCCTCTTTGCTACCAGAGGGTGAGCCTTCTTTTTTGCTAGCATCAGAAATCTGACGCTTAACAGTAGCTAAATTGTCGTCTAATCTTCTTTCAAACAAGGTCCCAGCAGCTTTAGCTTTATTTGACACTCCGTCAAGTCCACCTTTAAACTTCTCAACTTCTACTTTTTTACGTAAGTTGACTGCTTCTCTATCTCTAGATTGTAAATCTCCTTCTAAAGATTGAATCTGCTCTTTCTGTTGTTCTACCATAGATTGTAATTTTTGTATTTCATCAGTACGTTGCATAACACCTTCTATATCAAATACTTCAGTTTTCTTAAGAACTTCTTGCCTATCTATTAGCCCTTTAGAATATGCATCCATATAAAATTCAAGTTCAGCGTATCTGTTAGTAGGTAGTGTACTACCACTTACTACTATTATATCGTAGCTTCCTACTGTAATATCATTAAATACTTGAATTTCACCTGTTTTATCGTCATATAATCTTTTATTAACAACGTACTCACTCATAGAATTGTTTGGATTAACAAGTCTAAATGTTTTTTCTATACTATATAATTGTTGCATTAAAGGAATTGCAACTTGACCTACCCTAACTAAAGCTTGTTCTATATCTGTTAGTTTAGATTTAATTTTTCTTTGACCAAATTCATCTAAAGATATAGTAGCTTTATAAGTTTGAGGAGCAGCTTGTGAATTACCCATCATCATTTCATATAAACCTAATTGATGGTCAATATCGTTTTTAGCTGTAGTTTCATTCTGATAAAGTGCATTAGGTAACGGACTAGGCTGAACTGTTACTGGAGCTCCATCTGTAGGGTCGTATGGTATAGCTACTCCAGGTTGCGCCCATTTTTCTTCAAAGTCTTTCATATCTACACTACCTTCAGGAACTAATATTTTAGTATTAGTACTTGTAGTAGCGTGAGCAATTATTAGAGAACGTGTTTTATTTATATACTCTTGTAACCCTTTAACCATTCTTACATCAGATGTAGGATAAGGTGTTCTTGTATGTAAGTTGCATATAGGAACTACAGGATAATGTTCAATAGGTAATATTCTAGAGTATAAGTATGTTTCGCCCATAATTATACATTGTTTAATTCTACATACTTTAATTCTAACTACTTCAATAATCTTTTTTAATATTAAATCTTGAAAATCAACTTGTTCCATTTCAGGTTTTGGTATATCAACAGGAGGCATTTCCATATCAGCTGGCATACCAGCTTCGTCCATTTGTTGTTGTTGCATACCCATAGCTTGTTCTTTTTGCATTTCATACTGCATCATGAGCTCAGCCATTATTTGCTCTGCTTGTTTAGGGTCTGTTATAACTTGACCTTGTATTATCCATGCAGGTAATTTAATATAGTTATCAAACTCTTCTTTACCTAACAACTCTTCTTTACCACTAAAAGTTTCGTAAGTTCTAAACTTTTCGACTTCTATCTTATAATATCTTTCGTAACCTCTAATATATTCACTCTGTTCATGTAATAAACCTACATCTTCAGGAAAAAATACAGTACTTTCGTTATCTCTACCTGTTTCAGGCATATTAAAATCTTGTTCACTACTAGCATCATCTATTTGTTTTTTGTATTTAGGATAAAGTTTTTTAGCTTGGTCTCTACTAAATAGTCTAGAAACTATAATATTCTCCGCATCATCAAAAAATCTGTTTCTACTATTAGGGTCTACATAAACATCTAAAGGGTCTATATCGTGCATACAAACTTCACCCTTACCCATATCCTTCATTGGGTCTTGATATACGTTAATATAACCTAAACCCATAACATAATAGTCATCTACAGCTTGTCTTATAACTGTACGACCATCAGATATGTCATACATATAACTAAGTAATGCGCTCATTACATTAGCTATCTTTCTATCAGAATCTTCTCTAGGAGCACATCTAAAAGATGGTCTATTAGTAGTTAGCATAGCTTTTGCTGTTTCTACTGCAGGATGTATACGATTAACAACTATAGGAGCTTGACCTCTAGCTTCTAAAGTTTCAGACTGCTCTTTAGTCCATTGTCTACCTAAACGAAACTCTTTATCTTCTTTAGCTTGTTGAGCCCAAGAATCACGTTTTTTAGAATAGTCTTTAAAGAGCTGTAGTGTTTCATTAACTATTTCAGGAGTCTTTTTTTCGCTGTTATATGCCAATATTCCGCCTAGTTTTCATCAACTTAATATACAACCTAAAGGGTCATCCAATCAAGCTTTTTCTTTGCTTTAGTAAAATTATTATCATCTTTATTAAATTCTTTACGCCTAGAAGGCTTTGATTTATCTAATGCTGTCCATATAGCATCCATAACATCGTCATGTTTTCCTCTAGGATAACTTAAGAACTCTTGTTGAGGTATATTGTCTTGTGGTCTAAAATAAAAAGAGCCTTTAGCAAATAAAGGGACTAATGATAATAAACGCTCACTTTTCCTATTTCTAGGTTTAACACCCTTTTCTAATCCTGGTATGTACAAGCTATCTTTTAACATAAGTTCTCTTACAGCTGTTCTTAAAGCTTCTTGATAACCTACAGTCTCTATTTTCATTCTCCTAGGCCTATACTTTTTAAAAACATCAATAAGCTTTTGAGGCTGGTCTGCAGGACTAATCCTATCCCTGAAAATATCAATAACATACTTATTATTATCGCAATCAATACCCATTGTAGCAACAGCAAAAAAGTCAGCAGTGGAAGCAAGGCTACTAGCAGGGTCAACTCCACAATAGATTTCAACTGGTTTAATCTCTTCTTTGCCATCTATAGTCCTAACTAGGCAATTTTGCCCGTCTATTCTTTTATAATCATAATGATGTAATTTTATCCATTCTGGTTTGAACGGAGCCATATCAGGAGATTGAGCTATATTCATATACTCTTGATAAAATCCATTTAAGTTACCTACAGAAGCAAACTCTTTTTTTATCTCATTAATACGTGATTTAGGAAATCTTTCAGGCCATATACTTTTTTCTTCTTCATCCCATATAGAATACCATAGTGTATGCCACGCATCCGACTCTTTAGCCCAATACAAAAAACAATCTTCAGATATAACAGTACCTATCATAGCTATTTTACCTTCATCAGATAATGATGGTATAACAGCTTCTGTAACCCACTTTCTATTCTTAGCTCTAGCTTCTGGAGTGAATGCATTTAGCTCAGACTCAAAATCGTCTACTACAATAAGGTTAGGTCTAGTGTCACCTTCAATAAACCCTCTAACTCTTTGTCCTGTACCTACAGCTATTATTCTTGTACCATTTGCAAGTACAATATCGTTGTTAGTCCATCTTTTAGCTGTATTAGGGCCCATATCACCAAATATGTCACTAAACTTATGTGAATGAGTTAAATGATATTTAATACGCGATAAAAAGTTAATTGACTGAGTTTGTGACTCAGATATTATAACAATAAATAAATCTTCATCAGACCTCTTAAACGCTACTCTCCATAAAGGGAAGATGAGGGTGGTAACTGTAGATTTGGCTGTGCCACGGGGAGCTGCAATTAACNCCCTCCTTTTGTCGTCGTTAGAAAGGGCAGAGTACACATCGTTATGAAAAGGAGGAGTACTCTTCCTTAAAGCTGTAGGGAAGCAGTGCCTTCCGAACAGCGCCATATTATTACGTAATTTTTTTAAAGCTTGTAATTGGCTATATTGTTCTTCGTAATCCATTAATCTTTCATAGATTTATACATATCATACATTGCCCAAGCATTCATAGCTACACCTAACGCACCAGGTAATCTTCTACCTATTTTAGATAGTCTAGTAGCTGTATTTATACTAAAACTTTTTCTTTTAGACGTTAAGTCTTGCATTTTTTGGTACCTATTTTTTCCTATAACTGCATTTCTATCTAACAAATCATCATCTATTGGTAAGGGTTTAATTCCAACTGCTAATTGATTAGCTCTTCTTGTTTCCCAACCTTTTAAAGCAGATTCTCTCCTTAAAGGGTCAACAGGTTTTTTAGTAAACATTTCTTTTACTTTTTTATCTGTTATAGTTATTTCTCTACTGTCTACATATTTTATACCTAAAACTTTACCACCAGTACCTGGGACTGGAGTATTAGGAACATCTGTAGCTATAAGCCTTATTTTACCAGGTTTTCTTTTATCCCAAATAGCTACAGAATTATAACCACCCCAATCATAATTAGGCCTAATACTAGGTGATATAGAAAATACAACTTTATTACCACTAACTATATCTGCATTTTTTATACCTGCACCTTTTAATATGTTTGCAGCAGAAGCTATATCGTCAACTTTTCCTAATGATTTTAAATCTAACATTCTATTATATACATTCCTGTCAAATTGAGCGCCTCTTAAAACATCTGCAAACTGTAAATTTGAATACTTAATAAATTTCATATTTTTTGAATTTACCGTATCTAAATTAGTAAAACCAGCATTTGTTAAAGGGGTTTGTCTAGTAAATACATAGTTTGCTATTCTATTTTTATCTTTTCTATTGCCAGCCATAGAATTTACAAAATCTTTTTTATTTGTTAGTTTTACTGCATCACCTACAATATTGTCAAGTTCTTTTGAACTTTTACCTAAAAAAATCATTCTGTTAGCTTTGTCACTAGATGCTTTAAAAAATGCAATTTTTTCAGCTTTTTTAATTTCACTTAAAGCTTGAGTTTTTCCTATTTTACCTTTTAAATACTGGTCGTTTATTAAATCTTTAGTTGTTTCTATTTCGTTTATATTTTTTAAAAGAACTGGAGATACACCTGTTTTATTATAAAATTCACTACTAGTAAAACCAAAAGTTGCATCTTTACCTACTCTGTAACCAGTTTTAGCTGCTTCTGCTACATAATTTATTCCTTGATTTATTTGAGGGCCTAAAACACTTTTACCATAAAATCCAGGTAAAAAGTTTCTAGCATAATCTGCAGTAGCTAATCTAATACCACCAGGAGTCTGACCTCTCATCATTGCTGTAGAAGCACCTAAAAGACCCACACCCGTACCAAACTTCCCTAAAGTGCCAAAGCCAAGACTTTCGTCTTGGCCTTTTTCTATG